CGACGATAAAAAATATATTCATGCAATGTACGAAATGATGCGTACTGATGGATGGAAAATTTTGCTCGAAGAGCTATCCATAAATAAAGAAAACATTAATAAAGTTGAGTACGTTTCAGCAAAAGATAATAGAAGTTGTTCTGACGATTTATGGTTCCGAAAGGGACAGTTAGACATTCTTTCTTTTCTGTACTCATTAGAGACACAAGTTGACAACCTAGCAAATGAAAAGAATATATGATTTTCAATGTCCTAACGGACGCACTTTTGAAAGATATATAGACTCAGAAATTAGTGAGGTTGATTGCGACATCTGCAAGCAAAAATCAACTCGTTTGATTTCTTGTCGTGGCCTTGTCCTAGATCCGATCAGTGGAGATTATCCTACTGCGACGATGAAGTGGGCAAAAATGCGACAAGAAAAAATAAAAGCAGAGCGAAAGGTAGCTAACGCGTAAGTCTTTCGCACAAGGTAGCCGATTGGTCTTGATTTAACGCGGAGTTAATTAAATGGCAGCAAAGTTAGTCAATGAAGAGTCTGAAGATAAACAGGAAGTCCTGACCCCGATTGAGGAAGCCGTTCCTGAAAGCGATAAGGTCGAGGAAAGCCAGTTTGCAGGTAAGTCGAGAGAAGAAGTAGAGCGTATGCTTGCTGATGCACAAACAATGATAGGCAAGCAAGGACAACAGATAGGTGACGCTCGCATTCAGATTGAAGCTTATAAGAAAGCAGACAGTTTTATCAAAGGGCAACTTGGAGCAGACGAACAGGAGCAGCCAAAAGAAGAGTTAGATTATTTCGGTGACCCTGAGAACGCAATTCAGAAGTCTATTGAGAATAATCCTGTGTTAACGGAAATGCGTGACGCTTTGAAAGAGCAAACAAGGCAACAAAAAGCTCAACAAATCATAGCGCAACACCCTGATATGGTGGAGATCCTAAAGGATTCTAAATTCGTTAATTGGGTTTCTCAAGATACTGTAAGGATGAGATTGTACGAGGAAGCAAATCAAGACTTGAATGTTGACAGCGCAAACTACATTTTTAGTGAATATAAGCGTGAGAACCAAGTAGATACTGCGGTACAAGCACAATCAAAACCAAATTTGGCTAAGTCTGTTAGAGCCGCATCAAGTGGCGCAGCAACAGGTAGCTCAGAGCCAGTTAGTAAAAAGCGATATAGGGCATCCGATATACGAAAACTCATAAAAGAAGACCCAGAAGCATATCAAAGCCGAGAAAAAGAAATTCTTGCCGCTTATGCAGAGGGTCGTGTTGTTCGTTAATTAATTTCGGAGTTTTATAACATGACTGATTCAACTTATCCCGCCACTGGCGGTTTTACAGACAATACCACGCAAGCGGTATTTATTCCTGAACTATGGTCGGACGAAATTCGTGCGGCATACGAGAAAAAACTTGTTATGGCGGGGCTTGTCAAGAAATTAGCAATGACAGGTAAGAAAGGCGATACAGTGCATATCCCCGCTCCAACGCGAGGCGAGGCTCACGCCAAGGCCGCAAAAACGGCGGTCACCGTTCAGGCAAACACTGAGACTGAAGTTCAGGTTTTGGTTAATAAGCACTTTGAGTATTCAAAGCTAATCGAAGATATTACAGAGACTCAAGCTCTTAAATATATGAGAGGTTTTTACACTGAGGATGCAGGCTATGCACTCGCACGTAAGGTCGATAAACATCTTTTGGAGCTTGGTAAAGCTATCGGAGATCAAACTGATGACTGGGTTGGTAGCAATAGCTATTTCACTGATGCTACTAACGGTTTGTCTCTTTACAGTGTGGATACCGTCACCACAACAGACGTAACTACAGACGCATCGTTTCGAGGCTTAATAAAATTGATGGATGACGCAGACGTACCTTTCGATGAAAGATACTTTATCGTTCCTCCTTCGCTTCGTTCAACGATGATGGGTATTGATCGTTATGTTTCTTCAGATTTTGTTGATGGGCGCGGTGTCCAGAACGGCAAGATCGGTAACATCTACGGTATAGATATCTATGTATCTACTCATGCTTGTACGGTCGAAACGGCAGCAGAGAACGCTGCGGGTGGAGAGGTTAAAGCTGCAACCTTGTTCCACAAAGAGTCATTTATTCTTGCGGAGCAGCAAAACATTCGCTCGCAAACGCAATATAAGCAAGAGTGGTTAGGTACACTATTTACTGCGGATAATATATTTGGGGTTAAGACTTATCGCCCAGATAGTGCATTTAATCTTAT